TCATCGGTAGCGGCTTTTTTGTATTTGAAAATAAAATGCCGAAGGCAAACCGTAAGAGGAGTAGCGAGAAAGTAGAGGAACAAAGAGTTCGAGGAAGCAAAGAAGAGAGACTAGGAGCGTATAACATACGCGAGAATCGAACAACTGCGGCTGACGAAGAAATCTGCCGTTCATCTGCTTTCGCAGCCCGAACACGGAAGTTAAGCTTGCGCGTCGATGGTAGTTGGGGGTTTCCCCCTGTATGAGTAGAACGTCGCTAGGCACTAAGAAGTCGTTACCGAGCAATCGGTAGCGGCTTTTTTCGTGTATGATCCAGAAATAAGATGCCGAAATCAAACTGTAAAAAGAGTAGCGAGAAAGGAGAGGAACAAAGAGTTCGAGGAAGCAAAGAAGAGAGACTCGGAGCGTATGGCATACGCCAGAATCGATCGACTGCGGCTGACGAAGAAATCTGCCGTTCATCTGCTTTCGCAGCCCGAACACGGAAGTTAAGCTCCTGCGTCGATGGTAGTAGGGGGGGGCCCCCTGTGAGAGTAGAACGTTGCTAGGCACTAAGAAGTCGTTACCGAGTCATCGGTAGCGGCTTTTTTTGTGTTTGATCCAGAAAATAAAGTGCCGAAGGCAAACTGTAAGATGAGTGGCGAGAAAGTAGAGGAACAAAGAGTTCGAGGAAGCAAAGAAGAGAGACTCGGAGTGTATAACATACGCGAGAATCGATCGACTGCGGCTGACGAAGAAATCTGCCGTTCCTCTGCTTTCGAAGCCTGAACACGGAAGTTAAGCTCGCGCGTCGATGTTGGGGGTTTCCCCCTGTGAGAGTAGAACGTCGCTAGGCACTAAGAAGTCGTTACCGAGCAATCGGTAGTGTAAATGATAATTTAAGCATGTACAAAAATGATTGTTTAACGATGTACATTTTTGACACTTGGCATTATTACTACTTTACTTGGAGTGGCGGGCATGATAGCCTCGAATGGCTAACCAGCCCTTGATACGGCTGGTTTTTTGGCGGGATAATCATACCCGCAGAGGCTCCATGTCAAGTTGTAATAATTTATCACGTTATGCTGTTGAGAGTAAAAAAATCAATAATGTACATCCTTATGCGAGCAAAAATGTACATTTTTATATTCACATTTACACGGTAGCGGCTTTTTTCGTGTATGATCCAGAAATAAGATGCCGAAAGCAAACTGTAAAAAGAGTAGCGAGAAAGGAGAGGAACAAAGAGTTCGAGGAAGCAAAGAAGAGAGACTCGGAGCGTATGGCATACGCGAGAATCGAACGTTAGACGGGCAGATGGAAGTTGAGGGTTTCTCTGTGATAGTAAAATCTCCTTTCTATTGTTATTAATCTCACTCTTGCCTTATTTGATCTCTTTCAGCAATTATCAAGGAAGTACAGCTTTTTAAATTAATGTTACTACTCACTTATAGAAGGACTTTTACTTTCTGCTTTATTTTTCCATTTATTTCAAATGAAACTAATCATTTATGCTTTAGTGTAGCAATATAAATGACACAAATTATTGCCTAGGAAATTATTCAACTTGCCCTTTGAAGATAAAGAAAATTAACTCAAAATAAGCTAGAAAATCTAGTATTTATCACGCTAAAATTATGAAAAAGATGCAGAAATAGACTTGAAATTATAAAAAGAGATGCTATAATTATATTTGTACTTTAGTTAAATGTATTGTTCCGAAGTAGCTCAGTGGTAGAGCAATCGGCTGTTAACCGATTGGTCGTAGGTTCGAGTCCTACCTTCGGAGCCATTTTTTTGTCTGTGCTTCCATAGCTCAGCAGGTAGAGTGCTTCCATGGTAAGGAAGAGGTCACCGGTTCAAATCCGGTTGGAAGCTTAATAGAAAACGTTGATATAAAGCGGTTCTTTGCAGTTGCGAAGAATGGTTTTTTTATTTTATGTTGGTTTGAAGTGACCGATGTGTGACCAATTTAGAAAAAAACACTATTTTTCCTCATTATTTTGGTCTGAAAACAACTTATCAAAAGTATTACTTGCATCTTTATCATCATCCTCATTTATATGAGAATACATGTTTAACGTCGTCTTGATATCCTTATGGCCAAGTCGTTTTTGGATGACCTTCATATTAACACCTTCACTCAAAAGATAGGATGCAGATGAGTGTCGAAGTCCGTGAAAAGATACTTCCTTTAATTTTTCCCTTTTGATGAATCTGTCCCAAAATTGTGTGACACTATCAGGTCGATAAGGCTTGCCATATTCGTTAGAGAAAATTAAAAAGATTTCTTTCCCCTTGCCATCTTTAAACCCTTCCCAAAGATTACCCATTTCCTCTCTAAGAGCAAGTTTATCTTCATAGTGATGCTTTAATCGATTCATTAGTGACTTTGGGTACGTTACATAACGATCATCATCAGTCTTTGTTGATTTAATGCGCAACCCATACTGTTTTGAACTCTGTAATGAGCTTTTAATATGAATTTGGTTTGTATCCCAGTTGATTACTTCAGGAGTCAAAGCTAATACTTCGCCTCTTCTTAATCCTCCTAAAAGAGCAAGTGCTGCAATCAAGTATTGGTGTTCAAGAAGGTTGTCCATTACGCTAATAAGATGAGGTATCTCATTTTTGTCGAAGAACTGATTTGCTTCAACTTTCATTTTTTTATGTTTTGGCTTCTGGACACCATACATCGGATTGTTTCTTTCATCAACGATTTTCCAAAGGACCGCATGCTTAAAAATTGACTTCAATAGATTATATTTTTTCTCTAGATTAGAATTTTGTACTTTTTCCTTCGTAAAGAATTGCACAATCTGAAACGTAGTAATATCCTTCAACCGCTTTTTGCCAAAATGCTTTTCTAAACTTTTCATAGCATAAGAATAATTTTCTTTCGTTGAAGCTTCCAGTTCATTTTCTGCATAGTTTTTAGTCCATCGTGAAGCGAAGTCTTTAAAAGTAGGGTTATCATCATCTAAGTGCAAACTTTCTTTAACTTCGTTTTCAAATACTCTTAATAGATCAGCAGCCTTCCGTTTACCTGAACACTCTACAATTTTTGTTTTACGAATCCTTGTTCCTGCCGCATCATAACCTAACTCAACATATAAACGATATTTTTTATTTGGTATTAATTCTTTAAATGATGACATATCATTCATCCTTTCTGTTTAAGCATAAGCAGTACTAAAGTATATTGAAAGATACTAAAAGATACATCGGTAGTTCTGTAAGTACTGATGTAACCTTTTTTTAGCAAAACGGTACTCCACTAGAAAGGTCTCTTGTATCATATAAATGGCTTTCGATTCATAATTATGTAGCCACAATATATTTAGTATATGACGAAGATAAATTCCATCTTTTCAAACATACGTTCTTATTATTGTAAAACAAAACCACCCCAAAAGAAAGGGTGGTTAATTAAAAAATTATTCTTTAAATGCTGGGTGTTCAAAATAGTTATTAGCTATTACAGCAAAGTTCTCTCCATTAAAGCTGTCCCATTTAATTTTATCTAGCTGTTCTCTTTCGAGATCAATTGTCATAACTTGACCATCTTTAGTATCACCATAAGCATCCGTTAATGGTAGTTGCCATTGTAAAACAATTTTTTTCGTACTTTCTAACTTAGAAATAGGCTCTAAAATTTCAATGGAATCTAACCAAATTGTTGTTTTTGTAAGGTTATTTGTAAAATTTTCGCTAGCGTTTAACTTAGCTATTACATAAGATCCGTCTTGTGCTTCTGATATATCTTCAATGCTAACGATTCTATCATTATCCATGTTAGTTTTTTTATCTATTTTATCAATAATGATGGATTCAATTTTCTGAACAGGAGTTTTTTTAGCTTCCTCTTCGGCTTTAACTTTTTCTTCAGCCTCTTTTTTTGCCTTTTCTTCAGCATCAGCCTTTTCTTTTGCTTTAGCTTCTTCCTCAGCTTTTTTTTCTTTATCTTCTTTTTTGACTTCACTAGAAGTTGCTATGCTTTTTTCTTTAGTAACTTCTTCTTCCTGAGGAGTTACTATAGCAATAATAAAAATAATAGCAATTAACCATACCCACCACTTCTTATAAAACGGTTTCTTAACTTTAATTTTCTCTGTCATGATAAATCCCTCCTACGTAATAATAGTTCAAATATACCACAAAAAATATTATTTCCCACTTATTTCAACCGCTTATTCTAACCATTCCATAAATCCTACTTTACCTCGAATAGCAAATATAGAATCTACTTTTCTATTAAATATTAACTCTAAACGATAATGTGCAAATTCTTCTGTTACTACAAAATAATCTGCAATATTGCTAATTAACACTGGTTGTTCTATCGCTGCGTTGTAAACATTCTGGATGAATTTATTAGGCATTAATATGTATGCTGACATTCGTTTCGCTTGATTTTCTAACTTATTAATAGAATGTATGTCTAACGATAGTTGAGATGAATGATGAGCATATATGTGACAAAATTCTTCGGCAAGCAAAAGCTTTCGTTCAATCGCATTAAGCCCAGGTTTTAAAAAAATCGTTCCTCTTCTGTCTACCTCACTCGGAAGAGCAAACGACTTTAAGAAATAAATATCTTCGCTGTCTAAGTAAGGTTCAGCGAAAGTGATATCCAAGGGTTTTATCTTAATCCCGTATTTCCAACAAATATCTTCAATATCGATTTCGTCTGGGTTGTTGTATTTGAAATTCGAGAGGACCTTTTCAGCTTTTTCTTCCCAGTAATCTGTAGTATCTAGTTGTTGTAGCATCTTTTCACTACCCATTCGTAATCAATATTTCCTCTTTGATTCTTTTATTTTTATTCTGATAAAGTTATAATAAGATGAAGTGGACTATTTAGTTTACCCATTGCACGCTGTTCAATTTCATTCCATTTAGTTAAATGATTTTCAATGCCTAATCCTTTAGTCATGCTTGCAGCAACACCTCCGATTGCGATTTCGCTTATTGGCGATTGGATGTTTGCAAAGGCGGTTTCTACAGCAGATAGAGAAGCGGTGTTCTCTGGGATAGACAAGCGCATATTCAATTTTGTTATCGCACAGGTTTTTTATCCTGTGCTTCTTTTTGTTTCCAAAAAGTTCAGCATATATCATCACCCTAATAACAGGGTGTCGGACGCTCGTGGGCAGTTTATTGGTAGCTCGTCCTCACTGCCTATGCGTTGCACCTTCCACATACCTTATACAGATAGCTTCCTGTGGCTTGGCTCATGATTGCCATATCTCTTCTTATACAAGACTTAGGGTTCCCATGAATTCATCCGATTTTCAGACACAAATTACTTTGTGTAGGGGCATAAGTTACCACTTCACTTATTCTTTAAGGCTTCCAAAACCATCACCAGGTTCCTCATCATCATCTTCTAAAAACATCTTCTTCATCGTATAGAGTTTAATCAGCTCTTTCACTTTCTTTTCTGGATTAGAAGCTAAATCATGAAAAAGATTTGGGTGTTTTCTTAGTTCCTTAAATACTTCTATTTCTTCAGAAGAAAGTTTAATTTCTTTTCCTGCTACATTAATATCATTCTTAGATTCTTCAATGTCCTCTAAATAGCCGGCTTCTCTCATTAATTCTTCATAATCATATTTATAAGCATTAGATATTAATCTTAGAGTTTCTGGAGTTGGTTTAACTTGTTTTCCAGATCTTTTATCAAAACCTTTTTCAATTGTATCAAGGTATGTATGACTTATACCTATTCGTTTGCTAGCTTCTCTTAGGGACTCTTTTCCTCTAAGTTTTCTAATTAACTGACTTAAGGCTTCCATTGTAATCACCCCGTAATACATACTTTACATGAATAAACTTTTAATATAAATAAATTTATTGTAAATCATTGTTGACACCAAAGTTATACATGTGTTACATTGTATTCAAGGAGGTGTTATACATGACTAACAATCTTCGCGAAGTAAGGATATCTATCGGTATGTCTCTAGCTGAACTTGCGAGGCGTTCAGGAGCGTCAAGACAAACAATTACTAACATCGAACTTCATGGACAAGAACCTGCTGTAGGTCTAGCTTTATCTATTGCATCAGCTCTAAGAACGGATCCATATCATATTTTTTTTGAAAACTATGTTATGCAAGGTTTACAAGATAAAAATAAAAGGGTTGTATAAAAAAATAGAACCTCGCACCCAGCAACAAGCTTTTAAACGAGCGGAGTACGCCATGACAGTCAAATGACTCGAGCGACGCCAATTGGTCAAGCCAAGACTTTAAAACCTTGCTGGTGGGTGTGAGAGAAGAAAAAGGTAGGTGAGAAGGATGGCAGGTTTAAAAGATTTGACAGTATCTATAGAAATTAAAAATTTAGATACCTTGGTAGATTTGCTCCAAAAGGCTACCGACCAAGTGGAGCAATTAGAAATAACTCTTAAAGAAATTGAAGAATGCGAACTTGTTGTAAACGGTATTTTAAAATTCTCAACAGCAGAAATAATCAATCAGGTAAAAAGTGAATTGGATAATTATTTCAATTCTTTATTAGATGTCTGATTAGATTCTTCTAAAACTCTTTTAACCAAAGTGTCTGTATATTTCATGGAAAAGGTCATAGAGAGTTTTACAGCATCAGCGATTATTGTACCTAATGCAGCCTTGTTATTCATATCAATGTCATTAAAAAGATCTGGTAGTTCTTCTTTCATTTTTAAAGAAATTTCACGTTTAACTTCTTTGGCTAATTCGTCAAAATTATGTTCGTTTATCAATAGTAACACCTCCTTCTCTTACACATTTCGACAGAGAAGGAAGAAACCCTACTAAAAGGAGGAAGAAAATTGAATCATTTACAACGTAGTATTTCAAGTTTAGAAATTGCCGAAATGGTAGGACGTCGACATGATCAAGTTTTACGAGATATTTCCACAGTCATTGAGCATTTGGGAGGTGACCACAAAATTGTGGGCACATATTTCATCAAAAGTGAGTATACAGATTCGCAAAACAAAAAGCGCCCTTGTTTCTCATTAACGAAAAAAGGTTGCGAATTATACGGAACTCGCATGACAGGGGAAAAAGGTACTCAATTTGCAGTCAAATATATCGAATGTTTTAACAAGATGGAGCAAGTATTACTTCAACCAAAAGTACTTTCTGAAAAAGAACAACTTAAAGCATCAATGAGATTGTCATTGGAAACTTCAGAAGAAGTAGAAGTTCTAAAAGGTGAAGTTATGGATCTAAAGGAAAAAGTAGAAAATCAAATCACGATTGATCATGGCGAACAACGTAGATTACAAAAAGCTGTTGCTATTAAAGTGTACGAACTGGAATGTGTTGCAGAATTACGTCCTAAGTTATTCCGCGAAATTTATAGAGAAATAAAAGACCGATTCGGTGTTGCTTCATACAAAGACGTTAAACGTAAAGATTTACAGCTTGCAGTTAGATATGTAGAAGCGTGGATACCTAGACGAGCTGCTTAATTGGAGAGGGCGTATTAAACGCCCTAATAGACAGGAGGGACATCATGAGAAAAGTGCGAGGAGCTAGAGCCTTATCGGATTATTTTAAATCAATCAATTGCGATATGTCGGAAACAACTATCTATCGTCTGCTAAAAACAAAAAGTATCCCTTGCAGACGTCCAAGCCCAGGTATTTTAATTTTTGACCTGGATTTGATTGATCGTTGGCTTTTGATGGAGGATGAGGAACAAAGTGTTTCTTTTTAACTTATCTTCATTCTATGAGATGTGACCGTATCAAAAAAGAACCATTCAGATACAAAAGGAGACATGGGGGAAATGACAATTAAAAATGCAGCAAATGTAGGACAAGCGGTTGCTAGATTAATGGATTCAGAGGAACTAAACGGAGATCAATTAGCTTTTGATTTAAATATTAGCCGGCAGTTAGGTAGTCATATGAAGAATGACAGAAGAAAGATGCAGCAAGACATTGCAAGGACATCCATGCAAACATATGACAATCCCGAATACATTACGGATGTTTTATATGAATTTAGCGAAGGTTATACCTCACCAGTATTCAGAGGGAAGCACATTGAACAACATCGATTATCTATCGAATCGTACACGATTCAAGAGTTACAAGAAGCTATAGCAAAGATGAAGGAAGTTAATCTTGCAAAACCGCCTGGAGTTATTTCTAAAGAAGAACGCATTGAAGTAAAGGCGCTTATGGAAGAGTTACTGGATGGAAAAGTGTTTATCGATAACATGCTAATCCAACTACAGAAGGATTATCGAATATCTATAAAAGATTGCATTAGAGGTTTAATGCCTCAATGGATGGCTAAGGGGTGGCTCGGATGAGACAGGAACTATTCAAAAAAGAAGATTATCGAAACGCATTAAGAGAACACGTAAGTATCTTAGATTGCTTAGAGGGAGCGAGAAATTGCTTACAAGAAGGAGAGTTTGAAAAAACATTACTTTTTATTAAAGACATTAACAAATCGTTAGATGTGTTGCTGAAATTAGCAGAAAAGCAAAAGCATGAAAAGGAAATGAAAGAGTTGTTAAATAGGTTAGTTCTTGCAGGAATAGACGTAATGGTGGTGAAGCGACATGTTCAATAGTCCAGAACAAGTAATGATTTATGTAGTTTCTATAGCGGTGGCAATGCTTGCAGGAAACATTTGGGGGAGTCTTAGCATAAAAAATAAAAAGGCTGACTAACTTGGCAGAGTTAATCAGCAGCTGAACTTATATGTAATTACATTATGACGGAGCTTTTGGCTCTCGTCAAGAAGTCCATAAGTATACCCTTTGCGCTTGTGGTCTTCTTGATGGGAATCAACCCTCAGAAAGCAGGTGAGAACATGTTAGAAAATCCGATGGTCTCGGGTTATGGATATGAAGAGCCTTTAAAAGTACCTAGAAAAGTTGGTCATTGCAAGTATAAACAATGTAGGGAAGAACTTTATGAAGGAGAAGGATATGAGTTTAATGGGAACTTATATTGTTCAACTGGGTGTATCGGAGATCATCTACTTGAAGAAAACGAAGTGATTGATTTAAGTGCATAAAAAAAGACCGCTATAGCAGTAGCGGACTTCAAGGATTCTCGAATCAAATCTATGAATCTATTATATCGAGAATCCTTGGAAATATCAAGAGGAGGAACAGACATGGTTGTTGATCTCGAAAAAAGGTATGAAAACACATGTAAATTTGTTCAACAAAGCAATATGAAGAAACTTGATATGGATGTTTTGAACCTTGCTTTTGCAATTGAAATACAAATATTAGTTTCATTTGGTGAACTTGAATTAATAAAAGAATTAACAAAGCAATATACGCAAATTGAAAATCAAATATTAGGCAGAAATGGAGTGAAAATAGCATGAGCGAATTATCAATGCAGTTCCAACAGAATCAACAAGGTGGTGTCCTTGGTCAAGCTACAGCTTCACGTGAAATGGAAGAAGTGAAGGGTGCTATCTTTCTAGCGAAACAATTCCCAAGAAATATTTTTCAAGCGGAGCAACGTATTTTGGATTCTTGCAAACGTTCATCACTTGCAGAAGTTGCTATGTATCAGTATCCACGAGGAGGAACAAAGGTAAGTGGTCCTTCAATACGGTTAGCTGAAGTGTTAGCTCAGAACTGGGGCAATCTTTCATTTGGTGTGAAAGAGCTTGAACAACGTGAAGGTGAATCAGTAGCTATGGCTTATGCGTGGGACCTTGAAACGAATGTAAGGCAAGAAAAAGTATTTACCGTTAAGCATAGCAGACAAGCAAAAGGTAATTTGCAGAAACTTACGGATCCTCGTGATATTTACGAATTGGTCGCAAGTAGTGGAGCTCGTCGAGTACGTGCTTGTGTGCTCGGCATCATTCCAGGTGACATTGTAGATAAAGCGGTAGCGGAGTGCGAGCAAACGCTAAAAGGAAACAATAAAGGTCCTTTAAAAGACCGTATCGCTAATGCTTTAAAAGCATTTAAAGAACAATATCGTGTTACTCAAGAAATGGTCGAGGCTAAGTTTGGTTATAATGCCGAATCATTTACAGAATACGATTACTTAGAACTTATTAAAATCTTTAATTCGGTTAAAGATGGCATGAGTAAAGTAGAGGATTGGTTCAATAAAGATGCTGGGAAAAATAAGTCTAGTGAACTAGGTGAAGCATTCACAAAGGATAGTAGTAAGGAGGCTACAGTAAATGGTGACGCAAATAAAGCAACAGAAACTCCTCCTGCTGAACAGCCAGAATTATCACTCGATTGAAGCAAATAAAGAGTATTTTTCCGTGTCACAGTTCAAAAATATGTTGGATTGTGAAGCTCGAACAATAGCAATCATTAATGGAGATCATCAAACGTCGTCTAGTACGGCTTTGATGGTTGGCAGTTACACTCATGCAGCATTTGAAAGTGAAGATGAATTTCAAAAGTTTCATGAAGAGAATCACGATTCAATTTTCAAAAGTCGTGGTGGAAAATACGCTGAATATCTTCAAGCAGATGCAATGATTGAAACCATAAAAAACGATCCTTTTGCAATGTTCGCTTTAGATGGTGAAAAGGAAATGATATTAACTGCCGAATTGTTTGGAGCCGAATGGAAAATCAAAGTGGATTCAATAAACTTCGCTCGTAAAACATTTAGCGATTTAAAGACTACACAGAGCCTTTCTAATCGTTATTGGTCGGATAAGTACCAAAAGTATGTATCTTTCGTTCAAGCCTATGATTATGTACTTCAAATGGCTATTTATCGCGAAGTTATTAAACAGAACATTGGAGAGTATTTCAATCCATACATTGTTGCGGTAACGAAAGAAAGTCCACCAGATAAGGCAGTTTTACATTTCGATAATACAAGATTCGACTTTGAAATAGAGTACACAAAATCCATGATGGACAGATTTATTCGTGTAAAAAACGGAATAGTAGAGCCTATACGTTGTGATAAATGTGCTTATTGCAGACAGACCAAGCAATTGAACAATACGTTCGAGATTGAATATTTACTAGATTAATAGAGGGGGTTTCCCCTCTACTACTTATAAGCAAAGGGAAGGAGGATAGGCAATGGCAGGTTGGATTAGTTTACACAGAAAAATAATGGACAACCCAATATACTCAAATGCCTTCATGCTGAAACTCTGGATCCATTGTCTAATGAAAGCATCACACAAAGAACACGAACAATTAGTCGGAAATCAAATGGTGAAATTAGAACCAGGACAATTTGTTACGGGAAGAAATGCACTTGCAGAAGAGTTTAATAAGGGTGCTAAAAAGGATGAAGTAATTTCAGCGATAACGCTATGGAGATGGTTGAAGAATTTCGAAGAATGGCAAATGTTGAACATCAAAACAACTACGAAATATAGCGTGGTTACAGTGATTAATTGGTCTGAACATCAACAACATGAACAGCAAGTGAACAACAAACGAACAGCAGATGAACAGCAAGTGAACACAAACAATAATGTTAATAATGTTAATAAAAAAGAAATTATTAATATTAATAGTCCTGAGCTTGCGAAAATCATTCAGTTCTACCAATCGAATATTGGACCACTTATTCCAAACATCGGTGAAGCAATTGTAAAAGACGTTGACACTTTTGGAGAAGAACTAGTACTCGAAGCGCTAACTAGAGCTACATTAGCGAACAAACGTAACTATGGATATGTGAATGGGATCTTAAGAAAATGGCGCGACACAAATATTAAGTCAGTTGATGATGTTAAAGCTGCAGACACAGAGTTTCAGCGGAACAGAACACCTAAACTCCAAATAGTGCCACCACCTGAAAAGAAAAAAGAAAAACCTGAATACAACTATGGATTCTAGGAGGTGCAGACTGTGAAAGGTATTCAAGAACTACTTACTAACTTTCCGACTCCAGTGATATTAAATACTTATCAATGTGAGGGTTGCTCGGAAGAAGTTAGTGTAACTGAAATGACAATAGCCGGTGGTCCTGATAAAGGAAAGATTGAACGCTTTTATCTTGGGTGTAAGTGTGAAGATATAGTACTTGCAGAAAAAGCACTGGAGAACGACAAGAAGGCTCGAATGAATCGCACAAAAGATATATTCGACCAAAATTCATTGGTTAATAAATCATTACTAAAAGCAACTCTTGAAAACTATTTACCTCCTAACCAGGAGCTACATGAAGCTAAACAAGAGTTATTGAATTTCGTGAATGAGTTTAATCCAAAAGAAGGGAAAAACCTGCTGTTAGTTGGTACATATGGAACAGGTAAAAGCCATCTATCCTATGCGGCAGCTAAGGAACTAATTGAAAAAGGATATTCTGCTTTATTCCTATCAGTTCCTAAACTATTAACGAAAATCAAAGACACATATAATCCCAACTCCAAGTTTTCAGAGAACGATTTACTGGAATTTGTAGCAATGGTTGATTTACTCGTATTGGATGACTTGGGAGCCGAATATACGAACGCGAAGAATGGTCCAGACAATTGGACGTGGACAAAACTCTTTGAAGTAATAGATAGCAGAGCCGGTAAGCATACGATCTACACCACAAACTTATCTAGCTCTGAATTGGAAAGTAAAGTGAATGCACGAAACTTTTCACGAATTATGGATGATACAGAGGTTGTTCCAATGAACGGTAAGGATTACAGAAAAAAATCATTTTAGGAGGAAACGAAATGACTGAAAAAGTGAAAGTACCACAAGAAGTAGCTCAAGCATTTAAAGATTTAGAAGTATCTTGGAATTTAACAGAAATTTTCAAGTCAGTTACAGCAGACTTCACAGTTGGAGATAATCGCATAAAAACTTTAGTTCAGTGGAATCAAGAAATAGATTTTGATGAAGGTGCAAGTCTTATGAAACTACTACTAGGACAATATGAAGTCGAACCGCAGTTCAAACCAGGTGAGAAGGTTATGGTTCGTTGGCTGAATAGAGATAAAGATGCACTTTACGAGATACTCAAAGTAAATATCGTTGAAGGTGTATCTTATGAAGTTGAAATTACAGGTAAAGACGGTTTCAATATTGCTCCAATAAGTATAATTCGTCATGCTACACCCGAAGAAATTAAAGTCGAAAAGGAACGTCAGTTGTGGAAGTCGATTGGTCGTGAGGTTGGGGAGTTTAGAGAAGGAGATACCGCAGTCACAAACGATGAATATCACTACACTGGTTTGGATTTAATTAAGAAACATTATGAAGAAGGCGAAATAAAAGGTTTCTATCCAGCAGAGTCATTCATAAACTTCGAAAGTGAGGTTGATTCCGAATGAAATGGATACCGGGGCAAGGATTTTATTACGTACAACCAAGTGGACCAATTGACCATGAAGAAAACAGAAAACGATTGATAGAAGTCGAATTAAAGCTTCAAGAAGCTGAGGTTAAGTTTGGGTTTATCAGAAGGGAGCAATCGGCATGAAACAAATCGTTGCTGTATGTGAAAACGAACAATGCGAGAAAACAATACACAAGGGTGACGAAGTTTGGCATAAGTGGCATGACTTATATTGCTCTAGCAAGTGTTTAATAGAGTCATTTGGAAGTCCTGTAAAACAACAGGTTGCTGAGGGTGTGAGATGAGCAGTATTCTTTTCGAAATACCAGGAGAACCAGTAGCTCAAGGTAGACCGAGGGCAGGTAAGACATGGACAGGTCAAACTGTCCTCTACGATCCTGCTAAGTCTCGAGACTTTAAACAATATGTGAAGTTGGTAGCTGGTCAACACGCACCAAAAGAACTCATAACAGGTCCAATAGACTTGAGTATTGATATTTACCGAGCAACTCCTAAGAAGTATCAGACGAAGCCAAAACAGGCTCTTATCGAAAAAGGTGAGCTAAGACCAACAACTAAGCCGGACGTGGACAATTACGTTAAGGGTGTAAAGGATGGACTTAACAAAGTGATATGGCAGGACGACAGCCAAGTGGTTACTTTGAATGTTCGTAAGTTTTATAGCATGCATCCTAGAGTTGTTGTGAGAGTTGCTTTTTGATAGGACGTACTAGACACAAATTGTGAAGGAGGAAATTAAAAGTGAAATATTATTATGAGTTTAATGAAAATGAGTATTATGCATTAGTTGTCGTGACGGTAGAAGGCATTGAGCCAGGTGTAAAACCGCCTTATAAACAAGCAACTGAAATTTACGTTGAAATTGTTGGGGGCGAAAGCGTTGAATCTGTATTAGAAGAAGCGCATCCAAACTTACGAACAAAAGAGTACGCTTTTACGAAAGTAATGCGTGATCCGACTATTGCCGAACAAACTTTGAAAGAAGCTATTAAAGAATTTGATTCAATCGACAATGGCGTTTTATTAATAGATGCATCATTGCTTTGATTCATAGTACGAACAAAATGTGAAGCACTGGACACAAAATGTGTCATAAGAAAGGATGATGGCAATGGAACTGAATAAAATCTATCAAGGACATTGCCTTGATGTCTTAAAAACACTCTCAGAACAGAGCGTAAATACAGTGATCACAAGTCCTCCTTATTGGGGGTTGAGAGATTACGGTGTAAAAGAACAAATAGGACTAGAAGAAACTCCTGAAAAGTATATCGAAAACATGGTCCAGGTATTTCGTGAAATCAAGAGGATACTTAAAGATGATGGAACAGTATGGCTCAATCTTGGCGATTGTTATTGGGCGAATCGAAGTAAAAATGGTTTAGAGTATATCGGCAATAAAGGAAAGAGCAAAGATTACATGTTAAGAGCTGGTGGTAGTTCTCATGAATATCTCAAACCAAAGGACTTAATCGGTTTACCTTGGAGAATTGCTTTCGCATTACAACAAGATGGATGGTATCTGAGACAAGACATTGTCTGGAGTAAACCAAATCCGATGCCTGAATCAGTAAAGGATCGGCCAACTAAATCACATGAATACATTTTTCTATTAAGTAAATCTCAAATCTATTATTACGATCATGAGAGTATCAAAGAACCTGCTATTTATGGAACACAGGATGTAAGGGGGTCTCGAGGGGCATTCGGTCAACCACAAAAGCAAAGAAGAGAAGATAAGGTTCGTGGTTCTTTCGATGGAAAGTATGGAAAAGAAGCATTCCGAGCTATTCGTGATAAAAGAAATAAACGATCAGTATGGACAGTTACGACTAAGCCATTAAGAGAAGCTCACTTTGCAACTTTTCCGGAAGATTTAATTGAGCCATGCGTATTAGCTGGTAGTCCAATTAATGGAGTTGTTTTGGATCCATTCTTTGGTTCAGGTACAACAGGATTAGTTTCCCTAAAACATGGCCGTAATTTTGTTGGTGTTGAACTTAATCCAGAGTATATAAAAATAGCTGAAAAACGATTAAGTGAAGTGCAGCTGGAGTTAATACATGAAATGTAAAACGACACAGTACGAACAAAATGCGACGTAAAGGATGGTTTACATGGCATCCACGAAAACGAGATTACGCAGCATCAGAAGAAAAGCAAATAAGCACATTAACAAGAAGAACAACACTATAACTGTATGTGCAGAAGACTTCTTTTGGGTGCTTACACAAATTCATATATCTAATAATCTTGAAATACTAGAAGAACAGAATCAGAAGTTAGTAGATGAAAATAATGCATTACGAAAGGCGTTGGAGGTAAATGAATGATTAACCGAGTCGTATTAGTCGGAAGGCTAACAAAGGATCCAGAGCTTCGGTACACTCCAAGTGGGGTTGCAATGGCCAGATTTACATTGGCAGTAAATAGAACGTTCAAGAGTGAAAATGGTGAGCAACAAGCCGACTTCATCAACTGTGTAGTTTGGAGAAAGCAAGCCGAAAATACGGCTAACTTCTTGAAAAAAGGAAGTTTAGCAGGTGTTGAAGGTAGAATCCAAACAGGTAGCTACGAAGGGCAAGACGGAAAGCGTGTATATACTACAGACGTTGTCGCAGATAGCGTTCAATTCTTAGAACCGAAGAATGGACAGGCTACAAAAAACAACAGTACTGGGAATCAACCTCAGCAGAATTACACAAGGGTAGATGAAGATCCTTTTGCGAATAGTGAAGGACCTGTTGGAGTGACAGATGATGATTTACCGTTTTAGCCAGTAAAAAAAGACAGGACTCCTCCTGTCTCGCACAACTCAATAATAACACATTGGAGGGGTCTTGGTGGATATGGAAAATTTAAAAATAGACATTAGAACAATGCAGCTAACTGTCGATTTAATGGATATAACTACCAGTTGTGTGATTGTGATCTGTGATGGAAAGGCAAAACTCAGAGAGCTTCCACCACATGGGGAATATAAGATTGTAACGCATCAAGGTAAGGTAAAGCGTATGCGGAAGGAAGAGGGTGAAGAGTTTTAAACCAAAAAAATGGTCTCAAAGTGCAATAGTTATGTATATTTAATGTTTTTTTGTGATACAATGACAGAAATATGGTTTCGGAGGAGAAACTTATGTTAATTGATTTCAAAATTGAAAATAACCTTTCTTTTAAAGAAAGTACAACATTTACGATGCAAACTGGTGCAAGGTTAGTAAAGTTTAATGATACCCATATATTAAAAAATGATAATGTGAACCTGTTAAAAAATGCTATGATTTTTGGAGCAAATGGAAGCGGAAAGACAAATTTATTTACTTCACTTGATCAATTTAAAAGATTATTGTTAACTTTGGGAGATGCAAAGCAGACCTCAAAAAACATTGTAACAAACCCGTTTAGAATGCAATATGAAAATAAAAACAAGCCTACTAAATTTGATATAACATTATTATTAAAAAAGAAAATCTATAATTACTGCATAGAGTTTAATGAAGAACAGATAATACTTGAAAAATTATTAGAAATTAAAAAGAATAAAGAAAGCATTTTATTTGAGCGTATATATCAACATGAAGATGAATACAAATATGAAATAAATTCAAATAGGATTGATAAAAAACTTCAAAATTTCACAAGGAAGAACAATTTATTCTTATCAGTTTTAGCAAGTTTTAATAATAAAATAGCATTAGAAATAATGGATTGGTTTCAAAATAAACTTGTATTAATACGTGATGATTCAATGGAATTTGAAAGGGATCCATTGGCGGCGAAACTATTGGATACTAAGTTTAAAGAAGAAGTTCTGAATATTTTGAAAATAGCAGACTTTAATATTGAAGATATAAAAGTGACAAAAAGAATCGTTAAAGCAGATCCACAATTTTTCAAATTAATGGAAGAGGTTAGTAAACAAATTGGAGGAAGTCTTCTAACAGAAGTTATAATACATGAAATAACACTAATTTATAACAATTATGATAACGAGGGAAGAGTAGTTGGAAGTTCAGAAATAGGACTGTTAGAGGATTCTAAGGGTACAATTAAAATGCTTTATATAGCGGCAATAATTGTTGATTCTTTTAATGAAGGAAGAACAATTTTACTAGATGAGTTTGATACTGCTTTTCACCTTGCGATATGTGAATTTTTAATTGCTTTATTTAACTCGAAAAGGAATATGAATAATCAGTTTATACTAATAACACATGAACTTGAACTTTTGGATTGCGAATTAAGAGTTGATCAGATCTGGTTTGCTCAAAAAAATTATAAGAACGAAACAGAATTATATTCATTGTTCGATTTTAATGATTTAAATAATCGCAAAAGAAGTGATGTTTCTTATGCCAAAAAGTATATCAAAGGTCAGTTTGGAGCAAAACCCGTAATTGATTTATTATCAGCAAAAAATTATTTTTTGAATACAGACTTGAATTTGAATCTTTTTGAAGGTAGTGAACTTAATGAGTAGATTTGGTCCAAGAACTTCTAAAGGTTTAAAGACAAGTAAAACTATCTATATTTTTTGTGAAGGTAAGACAGAAGAAGTCTACTTTTCAAAATTGAACCAAATGACAAAAAAAGCTAATGTAAAGGTTGTTCCTAAAGAAGTAAAAATGTCTGGATTAGAACTGGTTGAATTTGCAGTAAGAGCGGAGAAATCGAAACCTTCGGAAGTATATATAGTGTTTGATAAAGATTTAAATACCATTTCCAAAATACAAAAGGCATATGCATTAGCAAAAAAAAATGGATTCAAAGTGCACTTCACTAATATTTGTTTCGAATTATGGTTCCTTTTGCATTATGAAAGGGTTAATAACAATCCGATAACTGATAGTCAGCTATACAAAAAAATGAATAGACATATAAATATACAAGATTATAAGAATAGAAAAGCTGAACAAAAATTAGTACATCAGGTTGCAAAGAATTTTTCATTTGCGGTTGCAAACAATGATGAATTATTAAAAATAAATTCCTATTGGGGTAATAATCCTTATTCAGATATTTCTGTATTAGTTAAAGAGATATTTTTATAATAAGTTCTACTAGCCAACTAGAGGACAACATTTGATTACAGCAATCGCTGTGTCATTTGTTGTCCTCTTTTTTATTTCATCAAAGGGATAGATGGGAATGAGAACGATTCAAACAGAGCTTATCGAAAAAGGTTTAAAACAGCCTCTTATTCAAGAGATAGATGAAAAGAATACTAAGACAAGCAAACAAATAAAAGAACGTCTAACGCGTAGGGATATTGAAGATTTAATGGGGTGTAATCGTCAAACGTACCAACGTGTTGGTGGAGCGATTCGAAATAAAAGAGTTGGAGGGATTTAATATGAGAAATACAGAGTTTGATATAGCGCGTTTAGTTACAGATTACAGAATGATGAAGGCTGAAATAAAGAGATTGCAATCCATTATCTACGGCTTTTCAATTCCTATGACTAACTGGGGAGTAGCTCAATATGGTTTAGATGCTGCCATGCCGAAAGGGTCTTCAGGTAAAAGTGTAGCTGAAATGAAACAGATGGACATCCGAGAAAAGAAACAAAGAGAACGACTGGAACGAATGGAGTGTATAGTATTCGCTTTGGAAAGTGTATTTGATATTTTAGATGATGAAACTGCTAAGACTATATACGACTGTTTGTTAGATGGCATGACGCATAGAGATATTGCAGCACATTTAACAACCTCCAAGGATTTTGTACGTATTAAGAAGCAAGAGATTTTTCGCCAAATTAGCCAAAATAGCCAAATCCTAACCTATTTGCAAAAAGAAAAAATTGCGGTGTAAACTGGAAGGAGGGTCGGCTAGGTAGGTATCTCGCGCAGGAAAATATTAGCGTGTTTGCCATCTTCGACGGCAGTGTGAATATATTAGGTAATATGATGCAGGATTATTACCAACTATGGCGAATATTGTCTTGGGAGGTGAGACAAATGATGTTATCAGAAACTAGGGAATTTGATGGACAATTATTTGGTCTTGTAAAGTTTACGCAGTATATTGAAAGTCTTAAAGCTGGAAATTTGTACATGAATAATCTGAAATTTTACATTGATCAAGAGAAAGAATCAGGAATTAAGGGTGTTGGTGATAAATTAGAGGCTTCAAGAGTTTATTCAGATATGACGTTTAAAATGTTTGATTCTGAGACAGGAGAATTAGTTGCTGAAGGTTTAAGCGGAGGAATAAATTTTAGATTAAACCGCGACGAAAAACGACCTGTTTACTGCATGTATGCAGTTGATGCAGAAGTATTAGAAATAGTTCGTGAAGATGAAGACTTCTATTACACTAAATTCAATCTTCCTAAAGAGGAGGTAGATAATTTAGTTAACGATTTCGGAAATCAAATGTTATATATCAACCCAAAGCCGTTCCTTGAAAGAGTTGTCCCGGCTTTTGAGGAAAAATATTCTTTTAAAGCTGCAAAAGTTAATTATGATGATTATCGTATTAACAATTCGAAGAGAACGAATGTGTATACGGACCAAGAAAGTACAGAAATATACTTTTGGAAGGACGAGTTTTTCAAAAATCAGAATGAATATAGATTAGTTCTTACGGATGTTGAAAGTGATACTCCTCTAATCGAAAATATTGGTGATATTTCTGATATAAGTACAGAATTTAAAATTGATGAATTTTTTAGTGATAAATTTGAATTGCAAATAAGAAAGAAACAGGGCTAGCATCTCTTAGGAGGTGCTTTTTTCTATGTCATAAAAGCAAATAGCATAATGGGGTGATACGACCATGAATCTAATTAAAGGAGTGGTGGTGATATGAAATGCCACGTGCACGTGATCCAAATAGAGATAAGGCATTTGAGATTTGGAAAGAACATAAGAGTGACATAACTAATCGCAAGATAGCTGAGATGTTAGACGTACCAGAAAAGACAATCGGTAGTTGGAAATCAAAGGATAAATGGAGTCAAAAATTGAACGGAGTACTCCAAACAAATAAACGGAGTACTCCAAATAAAAAGAGTATTAAAACACCAAAAAAAGAAGTCGTTGAATCAGTGGAAGCCTTCGAATTAGAGGATGATGGTTTCACTGATAAACAACGGCTTTTTATTAGTTATTATGTGAAGTACTGGAATGCAACAAAGGCTTATCAGAAAGTTTATGGGTGTAGTAGAGAAGTTGCTTTAACTAATGGTCCACGGTTGCTCAGAGATGCTCGGATTCGCGAAGAAGTTGTTAGAGTACGTGACAGCTTAACAGAAGATGCACTTTTAGATGAGAGAACACTCATTCAAAAATGGATTGACATTGCCTTTGCAGACATTACTGATTATTTGAAGTTTGGTAGACAAGAAGAAATTGAATACCAAGAAGACGGACAACCAGCAATAGATATGCATGGAAATATCAAAACTTATGCTTTCAACTTTGTTCATTTGAATGAATCCACTGAAATTGATGGCACCCTTATTACTGAGGTGAAGCAAGGTAAAGATGGAATAACAGTTAAGTTGGCTGACAAGATGAAGGCACTTGAGTTTTTATCGAAGCATAAGGATCTACTTAACGAAAATGAATTGAAACGATTGCGTGAAGAGAAAACCAAAGCTGATATCGCAAAAACTCGTTCTGAAACAAAAGGAACTGGCAATGCAAATATAAGCGTAGTAGACTTCAGTAATTTAAGCACAGAGGAGTTGAGGGCAATTGCCAACTCTAAGCGATGAACAACTTGAAGCGTTATCGTACGAAGCTCATAAAGAGCTTGCTCGTCGTAACTATCGTGATTATGTGGAATATGTACACCACGGTCATTACACTCATTTTAGACATACAGAATTGATCTGTAGCGTATTGCAGAGGATTGCTGATGGTGAACAACTATCCGTATTAGTTGAATTGCCACCACGACATGGTAAGTCGATGACGGTAACTGAATCATTCCCAAGCTACTATCTTGGTCGCAATCCAGATAAGCGAGTTATAGCAGCTGCTTATAGTGATGGACTTGCTACTAAGTTCGGACGATTGAACCGTAATAAATTTAATGAGTTTTCCCATGAATTATTTAAGGTCCAGTTATCCGATTCAAACGCAGCTACTAAAGACTGGGGTGTACAGGATAGACGTGGGGGAATGATTGCAACTGGTATTGGCGGTTCAATCACTGGTCAAGGTGCTGACTTAATGATTATTGATGACCCTATTAAAAACATGAAGGAAGCCAGTTCACAAACTATCCGAGATAACATATGGGACGAATGGGAAGCGACACTTTCAACTCGTTTGCATGATGGTGCTTCAGTAATTGTCATCATGACACGATGGCATGAAGATGATTTAATTGGTCGGCTACTTGCTAGAAGTCCACGACAATGGGTTCGTTTACGCTTACCTGCTATTGCAGAAGATGAAGACGATCTATTAGAACGTGAAATCGGAGAACCATTATGTCCTGAACTCGGATTCGATGAACAGTGGGCAACAGATAAAAAAGCGGAAGTTGGATCGCGTACATGGGCATCTCTTTATCAACAAAGGCCGTCTCCTGCTGGAGGTTCTATCTTCAAGCGTGAATGGATTCGTTATTATGTACGTACTCGAGAGCAACATCGAGAATGGGGATTATCAGATGATGTGGTTATTTTACCTACCCATTTTGATAAGATGGCTCAATCGTGGGATTGTACTTTTAAGGGTAATGATACTAGCGACTTTGTAGCCGGTGGCGTGTGGGGTCGTAAAAAATCGCAATACTTCTTGTTTGATATTGACCACAGGAGAATGGGCTTTGCTGATACGATGAAAGCGATTCGTGCTATGTCCGATAAGTGGCCAAACGCACGAAGTAAATATATTGAGGATAAAGCAAACGGTTCAGCTATCATCGAAATGTTAAAAGATGAGATTAGTGGTATTGTTCCAGTTGATCCTGATGGAGGAAAGGAGGCACGCGCTAATGCGGTGTCTCCTCTTTTTGAAGCTGGAAATGTTTATTTGCCCCATCCGAATATGTGTCCTTGGGTAGAAGATTTGATTGAGGAATTAGTCAGTTTCCCGAATGCAGCACATGATGACTTGGTGGATATGACCACTCAAGCTTTGAATCAACTATTTACAAACAATTCAAATCCGCTTGAGCGTTATAAAAATCTATTAGGAAAGTAGGTGATGCCCATGAAGACAATTGAACAGGCAAAACAGTTTAAAGAAGATTTTATGCAAGGGAATGGCAAAGCAAATAATCGTGACAAACTTACCCGTCAGGTAGCTGGTATAAATCGTAAATTATCGCATGATGAAATTACTAATCTTTATTCTGATAGTCGTATTGTACAAAATATCATTGATATTCCTGCAGAGGATATGACGCGTAATTGGTTCACTTTACGAATGGAAGATGAACAATTAGCACGAGATATAATGTCAAAACTAGCTGATTTAAAAGCTAAAAAAGCCTTTAAAGACATGTTCACTTATGAGCGTTTACGTGGAGATGGCTTTATATCATTAGGGGTAACTCAGGCAACAAAATTTGATTTAAAAGATGAGCTAGATATGAATAAACTTTACTCAGTTGATTATTTGCATGCATTTAGTTCTTTGAAAGTAAATGAGTTCCTTATCAACGAAGATGTGTTTGATATTAAATACGGCCAACTTGAAGAATTACGTATCAATCGTGCTTCACGTCATGGGTTACAAACCAAAATTACGGAATCATCTGTACACATATCACGCTTACTTCACAGTCAAACAAGACGAATGGAGGGGGAAATTCAAGGACCTTCATTATTAGAGCCGTTATATGATATTCTCACGGTTTTTGATACGTCTGTATGGTCCGTTGGTCAAATACTTCATGATTTTACGTTTAAGGTGTACAAGTCGAAGGATATTGAAAATTTAGATACAAAGGACAAGCAACAGCTATCTATGATTATGGATTTCATGTTCCGAACAGAAGCATTAGCCATGATTGCAGCTGATGAAGATTTAACTAAGCAAAGCACATCTGTTTCAGGTATCAAGGATTTACTAGATTTCGTTTGGGATTTATTAGCCAGTGCTGCACGAATGCCAAAAACGGTTATTAAAGGGCAAGAATCCGGAACTATTACAGGTGCTCAATATGATGTGATGAACTATTACTCTCGTATTGTTGCGGAACAAGAAAACGAGATGAAACCACATTTAGAAAAGCTTATTAGGATGTTATTAATGTCTGAAAAAGAATTAGGTGGCCGTGTTGATCCTGAGTCGCTAGAGTGGGAGATTCAATTCAATCCATTATGGAATGTTGATGCTAAGACAGATGCTGAAATAAGAAAGATTGTCGCGGAAACAGACCAGATTTATTTGGTGAATGGCATTATAACAACAGATGAAATTCGTGAGGCTCGTTTTGGGCAGTTTGGTTTATCCAGTGAAGTAAAATTTAGTGGTGATGAAGCTGATTTTAAGCGTCTAGCAGAAGAAGTTTATCGTGGTTGGCGTGATTCCAATGGCTAAAAAAATACCTGTAACACGTTTTCCTGATGCTGCAGCTGTCACATATAGTCGTGCGTTGCAGAAAATGATTAGAGAGTTAGGTAAAGAGACCATTATTTTATTTGAAAAGTACTTGGAGCCAGATCTAGCAATGAGGAAAGACGGTCAAGAGTTTATAAACGATGATTTATTCGATAGTTTGAAGAAAATGTTCCAATCCTTAAAAAATACTGCGGCTAAAATATTTGCTTCGACTAAAAAGGAACGCGCAGTTAAAACTTTTATTAATAGTGTTAATCGTTTTAATAAACACAATATGGAACAACAACTGAAGGTGAATGGGATTGACCCTGTTGAAAATGAGTCTTGGTTAGAAGAGTTCATTAAATCGAAAATAGAAGATAATGTTAATTACATCGTAACAATTGAGGAAGATTACTTTAGAGATATTGAATTAATCATCAATGAAGGTGTGAAAAAAGGTTCGTCTATCAAAGAAATACGCCAACAATTAATAGGTCGTGTAGAAATTACAGAGAATCGTGCGAAATTTATTGCAATAGATCAAGCAGGATCAATACTAGGACAAATAACGGCACAAAGACATCAAAACATAGGAGTTAATCGTTTTAAATGGTTAACATCAGCAGATGAACGTGTGCGAGAATCACATAAAGAATTGAATAATAAAGTTTTTTTATATAGTGATCCACCTGAAGTAAATGGACGAGTTGTAATACCAGGTCAGGATTATCGCTGTAGATGTGTGGCTATTCCTGTATTTGATGATTAGAGGCGATATATTGAGTGTTTTGTTGAATTTAGCGATAGGTATGATTATTGGATTTATTAGTAGCATACTTATCACTATTTTATGGTATCGAATAGTTAAATACTAGTTTGAGAGGGGGTGAAATTAATTGAAACTACAGCGCTATGATACATCATATATAAAAGACTATGGAGAAACGTCAGAAGGTTATTTAACGGTCCAAGTACCAATAACCCGTCCTGGCGTTTTTCCGTATCAAAGACAAGATGGAACCGTCCAAATGGAAGCCAAGTTGCCGGATGAAATTTTTAATGATAGAACGATTCGTTCTGCACGTTCTAAGCCAGTCACAGACGAGCACCCGAATGAGCCAGTAACAGTAGATAATTACCAGAACTACGCAAAAGGTATGAGTCATACTGATGCGCGTGTTGAGGATTTGAAGCTTTACGTGTCCTTAACGATTACGGACAAGGACCTTATCCAAAAAGTTTATGACGGCAAACGTGAGATTTCCATTGGGTTTATGTCTGATGTTGTTGCAGAGAGTGGTACTTATCAGGGGCAACAATATGAATTTGTACAACGAAACATCGAAATTAATCATATTGCCATAGTAGATCAAGGACGTGCTGGTCCGGAAGTGGCCATTCGTTCTGATAGTGATGCATGGCAAATTAAAGAAGAAAAAAAGGGAGGGCATAAGATGCCAACATACAAAATTGATGGAAAAGAGTATGAAGTAGACTCAGCTGTTAAATCATTTTTAGAAGCACAAGCAGCTAAATTAGAAACTGCTGAAACAAAAGTGGCTGGATTAGATTCCTTACAAGGACGTTATGATGCTCTAGAAGTGAAACTGCAAAACACTGAAAAGGATTTAAAAGAAGCAAAAGAAAAGCAAATATCAGCTGATGAAATGGATAAAAAAGTCGAGGAACGCGTTGCATTAATCAGCACAGCTAAACCACTTTTAGGTGACTCTTTCGACTTCATTGGTAAAACAGAACGTGAAATCAAAGAAGCTGTTATTTCTACAACCAAAGAAGAATTTAAAGGTGATGGTAAGTCAGACGACTATATCAACGCCTTTTTTGATGCAACGGTTGAACAGGTGAAAAATGATGGTTTTTCTAGTACAGGAGCAAATAATGCTTTCACAGGTGATGCAGCAAGTACTGAAAAAGAACTTGAAGAAATGAAAAACAAGCGCCTCAATATGCGCGAAAAAGGAGGAAAATAAATGCCTATTACAAACTATCCAGATTATATGTCGGCGGCTGGTAAGCCAGGTCAATTATCCAATTTCCAAGATCACATGGCAGATACGTATGCTGTAGAGGCTATTGTTCCTTTTGGTGCTGCAGTACAACTTAATGCAACAGGAACGGCCATTAAACCAATTGCTACCGGGGGTGCAGTAATTGGTATTGCATTAGCACAAAATATCCATGACTGGGTGGAAAATAAAGATGATCAAAATTATCCAGTAGGTGAACCTGCAGCAATTGTTAAACGCGGTCGTATTTTCGTTGTAGCCGGAGGAGATGTTGTTAACGGTCAATCCGTTAAAGTAGATCCAGCATCTCAAAAGTTTGTGGCTTCAGGTGCAGCAGTTATAGACGTATTAAGTGCAGTATTTAAAAGCAATGCTTCAGCAGATCAATTAGTAGAAATCGAAATTAACTTACCTTAGGAGGAAAACACATGTCAACACAATCATACCGAGCGGACGCATTAATCCGTCCACAAGATTTAAATGCAATTGATAAGCGAGTATATGAGCCACATGCTTCCGAATTAAAAGCGCGCTCTATTTTCTCATTAAAAACGGATATTCCAGCAGGAGCAAAAACATACAGCTATGATGTATTAACTCGTTCAGGAGTTGCTAAAATTTTAGCTCCAGGAGCAACAGATGTGCCATTAGTAGATGCAGATTTAACGGAAGAAACAGTGAAGATCTACTCAATTGCTGCCGCTTTTAATATTTCTGTGCAAGAGGTACGTGAAGCGCAAATGGCAAATCGTCCAATCGAAGTAACAAAAGCTGATACTGTACGTAAAGCGATCGCTGAGAAAGAAAATCAAATTGCTTTCTCTGGAGATTCTACACACAAAATTAAAGGCCTAACAGATGCAGTAGGGATTCAAGTTTATGCTGTGCCACAAAATGAGGGTGGGACCTCGACTAAATGGAGTGATAAAACAGGGAAAGAAATCGTCGCTGACATTCGTAAAGCTAAAAACAAGATTAACAAACTAAATGGACATGAGGCAGATACTTTACTTCTTACCCCTGATTCTTCTGAGGAACTTGAAAAACCATTTAACGACTTTACTCAACAAACGGTACTGGAGTATATCCGTTCTCAGAATTGGTTTAAACGTATAGAGACAATCAATGACTTAAAGGGTAAAGGGGTAGCTGGTGCTAACTGTTTCGTAGTATTAGATTCTTCTCCTGATGTTGTAGAACTTGGGATTCCATTAGATATTACACGTCATCCTCAAGAGTACGCATTTCCAAACACGAAAGTACCATTTGAAGAACGCACAACAGGCTTAATTATTCGCTATCCGATGGCAATTTGCCGCGCTGATGGGATTTAAGGAGGAAATTACATGTTAGTACAAAATAAAGGTAATCACTCATATCAAGCAAACGGTCTTACGCTAGTCCCAGGTACAAATAATGTAGGAGACCAAGAATTTGAACAATTTCTTGCTCATCCTTTAATGGCTCATTTAGAAGAAACGGGTGAATTTGTTTACGAAAAAGAAAAAACGAAAACAAATGCTAAAGAAGCGATTGCCATGATTGAAGATGCTTTCGACATAGATATGTTGAATGCATTGAAAGTGGATGAGGACCGTAAAACAGTTCTGGATGCTATCGACAAGCGTATTGAAGAACTTTCTAATCCCGAAAATTAAGGGAGTGAACTAAATGTTAACTACATTAGAGCGTGTTCGTATGTTGAGTGATGAGTTTACGTCTGTTTCAGATGAACGACTAACAATGTACATTGAGGATGCTTCACTTGAAGTGTCCTCTTTAAATGTACCTGTGTTATACCAAGAGCGATTAGCTCGTTATTTAACAGCTCACTTAGCTACTTTAAGTATAACGACAGCACGTGCAGTTATTCGAGAGAAAGTAGATGTAATCGAACGTCAATACAGTGAACCAAATAAAAATATGGGCTTATTAGCATCGAAGTACGGACAAGAATATCAACGTATTTTAGAAGAACTTGAAGAACAGTTAAAGCCTAAAAAGACAATTAATTTGGTGGTGATTTGATGGCAGGAATCAATATACGAATTACTGACAGGAATAATATCCCAAAATTAATAACTACTTTAAGAGATTTGAAAAAGTATTCTGTAGAAGTTGGTGTGTTTGGGGATGATGATTCTTTTTACGCTATGATTGCAAGCGTTCATGAATTTGGGGTGACAATTCAAAAAGAAAGCGGATCTATTGTTATTCCCGAACGTTCTTTCATGAGAACAACTTTTGACGAAAAAGAAGTTGAGTGGATTCAATTTGCAGAAAAGCAACTTAAAAATGTTATTGACTTTAAAATAGCCCCCCGGACGCTATACGAACGGTTAGGTGCTCTTATGGTTGGCGATATTCAAGAAAAAATAACTGATTTAGATGCTCCTCCAAATGCAACATCTACCATTCAGAAAAAGGGTTCTAGTAATCCTCTAATTGATTCTGGAGGCTTGCGAAAGAGGATAACCTTTAGGGTGGTGGAGAAATAATGCCTGAAATCATTAGTTTTAAAGAAATGATTGAAGTAAATGGCGTTCCTTTCAACGCTTTAATTGCTATTGATGGGCAATATATTAACGGTAAATGGGTTCAAGGTGGACACGATAACGTTCAAATGAAAGGTGTCATCCTACCGTTAAGTAATGATGATCTTAAATATGTCGAAAGCGGTACTTATACAGTCAAAGAAAAGAAATTGCTTACGACAGAACCTATCGATATTGGAACGCAGATAGACTATAAAAACGATGTATATACCCTACAGGCTTTTAAGGACTACACAGAATATACCGATGTTCATATTTACCTGATGAGATGGCGCGAAGGAGTGGATGGTTCTTGATTAATTATGATGACATATGGATTCCTTTACAAAATGGATTATCTTCTTATACAGGCATCCATGTAATTCAAGCAGAAGGTACAGGAAAACAACCATCATACCCTTTTTTCTCAATTAAAAAAACTACTAATGGTGCAAGTGTAGGACAAATCACCGAATCGATCACAGACAACATTAAAACAATTGAGCAAGATACTGAAATGATATTTTCTATTACTTGCAATGCAGCAACAATAGAAGATGCTGATAATTATGCTAATAAAGCCCGAGCTTATTTTCTAGGTAAAGGTCATATTGATTTGTCAGATGAAAACATCACAGTAGTTGACGTGTTAAACGCAACGAATCGTGATGTTTTTTTAACGATTGACTATGAACGTCGATGTGGCTTTGATTTACGATTGCGCGTACGAGGTCGAGAGTCGTTCGAGATAGATGTTATAGAAAAAGTCACAATCAATCCATAAGGAGGAAATATAATGCCATTAAAAGATGTCAAAGTCATTATCAACATAAAAAAGCCGTCTGCTTTAACTGGACTTGGCACGCCGTTAATTTTAGCGGATAAAGCAGGTCCACAAACGTTTAAAATTTATGGTGATATTGAAGGTGTAGAAACTGATTTTGCCCAATCGACTGATGCATATAAAGCGGCAAAAATAGCATTTAAACAGGGAGATACAAGTACATCAAAAGTAGCTATTGCTACGTTTGATTCATCGGCATCGACAACAGCAGGCCAAACACTTGAAAAATATTATAACGAAGATTGGTACTTCGTATCATTGGCAACTGGTACTGTAGCAGACTTTATTGCTATTTCAGATGTTGTAGAAGGTGAGGGTTTCAAAATCGCAGCTCATACAGTTGATAGCATTCAAGATTTAACTACGTTATCAGCTAAAAAGTATGACCGTACCTTTGTAATGATGCACGACAAGTTAGAACAATACCCTCACTTAGCGTTAATAGGTGGCCACGGTTCTAAACTTGTCGGTTCTATCACTTACAAGTTTAAAAAGTTAATTGGGGTAGATCCTGCGCCATATGATGCTACTACATTACTAGAAATTCATGAATTAAATGGTTTTGCGTATGTAGCGAAAAACGGCAACTACCAAACATCAGAGGGTACGGTTCTTTCAGGTGAATACATTGACGTAATTCACGGAAAAGATTGGGTAAAAGTCAATATGGAGCAAGCTATCTCCACATTATTTGTAAATAATGACAAAGTCTCATTTGATGATGTTGGTATCCCGCAAATTGAAGGAGAAGCACGAACAATTCTCGAAATTGCTGGTCAACAAGGTATTATCGCGCTTGATGATGCAAAACAACCACTATACACAATTACAGCGAAAAATCGTGCTCAAACAAACGCAGCTGATCGTGTAGCGCGTCATTATAAAGGATTATCATTTAGCCTAGAACTTGCAGGTGCTATTCATGAAGCAACTGTTACAGGCGAAATGGTAGCTTAAAGGAGGGGTAATTAATGACAGGACATATTGGAACGTATGATGCTCGCAAAGTTGTAACGACGGTCGGGGGCATTTTTATTACAGGTTATGCTGATGGTACGATGGTAAAAGCATCTAAAGACAATGATAACTTTGAGGCATCTAGCTCAGCGCAAGGTGATGCAGTAGTGTCGATTAACGGCGACGGAATGGGAACGATTGAAATCACGTTGAATCAAACATCACCTTCTATTTCTGTGCTTGATGGTTTTGCTAATGCCCGTTCAATGGTGCCTATTTGGGTAAACTCTAATAATGAAGTAAAAGAGGTTGTTGGTGGGACTAAATCAATGATCACAAAACCCGCAGACAAAGAATTTGGTAAATCGGCTTCAAATCGTGTGTATACAATTAAAGTATTTGACTACGCAGTTAAATAAAACGAAAGGAGAGTGGGCAATGTGCTCACTCTTTTTAATTTGCCATGAAAAAAAGACATATAACCAATCACTTAAAACGAAAAGAATGGGAGAGAAAGCAAATGGCTAAAAAAGGTGAACAACAAACATTTGAAACTAAAAACAAGGAAAAATACACTTTCCAACATCCGGGGTTACGTGAAGCTATTCGTATGCGCGACCAGTCAAAGAATGAGCATGGCGTTCAACAGGGTGAAAAACTTTATGAATCAATGATGGAACACGTGATCTTTAAAGAAGATGGAAGTAAAGTAACGTTCGAGCATTTTGAGGAAGTAGGAGGATTTTCAGAAGTAATGTCCGCGGCTGTTAAATTTACCTTTCAAGAGAGCTAAACCTATCCATGTTCATCGGCAAACAGTTGATGAAAACTGGGTTTTTTGGCGTCCGATTATGGAAGGGAAACTTAGCTTTGAACGTGCTGAAACGATGACATTAGATGAATTATTAGAATTCAATGCAGCTATAGATAGCTATGCCGATCGATTAAAAGAAGCGAGGGGAGGTTGATTGAATGTCCTTACGTGACGTAGTCGTAGAGATTGGCATGGACATAGCTGATGGCCCCCTTACTGCGCTCGATAGAAAAATAGATGATGTAATAAATAGTTTAAGAAGAATAGATCCATCTCTCATCGTTGATGTCATAGATGAAACTAGTGACTTAGCTAATGAATTCAATGACCTCGAAAATGTTGTTAATAATACTGCAGATGAAGTCGAAAGATTAGATGATACTGATTTAAATAAACTTGATAAAGAAGTCAAAAAAGCTGATAAGGGCATGGGTGGTTTGAAAAAGGCTGTATTAGGAATAGGTTCAGCTTTGCTGGCACTCGGTATAGGCACTGCACTTAAAGATTTCGCAACAGGTGCGATTGAAGCCGCAGCTGGAGCACAAGCAATAGAAGCCCAGTTTGATCAAGTGTTCCAAAAACTCGATAAAGATGCACAAGGCGTTGTTGATAATCTTGGAGAATCCTTCGGTATGGTACCAAATAGGATAAAGCCTGCCTACACGACAATGACTTCAATGTTTAAAGGTCTTGGATTGGAAACTCAAGATGCTATGGTTGCTTCAGAACGAGCAGTAAGTGCTGTTGCGGATGCGGCAGCTTTCTATGACAAATCGTTTGAGGATGCAAATAGTTCACTAAATTCCTTTATCAAAGGGAATTATGAGGGTGGAGAATCCATTGGACTCTTTGCAAATGAAACACAAATAGCTGCATTTGCTTCAAAGGAGCTCGGCAAGGATTGGAAAAAACTTGGCGAAGCTGACAAGCAACTTGCTCGTTTAACTTACGCAGAAAAGATGATGGAAGCCGCTGGTGCTACAGGACAAGCGTTACGAGAATCAGAGTCCTATGAAAACCAAATGGGGAACTTGAAGCAAGCTTGGCAAGATTTCTTAGCTAAAGCCGGTGCACCGATTCTTGAGCAAGCAGTAGGAGTGTTATCCAAATTAAGCGATGTGGTTTCTAATGTAGATCCGGGTCCTTTTATGGAATTTTTATCTAATGGAATTGATAAACTTTCAATATTTAAGGATATTACAATGGCTTATTATGACACTTATAAAGCATTGTTTTCTGGAGACGTTAGTGGAGTATCTAATATTTGGGAGAAAATAGGGGTTCCTCCAGGAGTAGCAGAGCAAATTGAAAATTTAACACAAAAATATGTAGATGGTTTTAACTATGCTAAAGAAGTTGTAAGTCAATTTGTAACTGATGTTATTGTTCCTCTAATGCCAGTTGCCCAAGAATTTATCGGCAATGCGATGGGATTTATCTCAAATGTTGTTGCTGGGGCAATGAATGTGTTTGACATCTTAAAAAGTGTTATTGGTGGATTGATTGAGGGTGTAATCATTCCATTGATGCCAGTTGCTAGGTCTGTAATTGAAACAGTCTTTAATGTCATTTCTCCAATCTTACGTATAGCAGGTAGCTTATTTGAAGGTGTGACAGGTGCAGTTAAATTTCTTGTTTCAGAAATAATCGTGCCATTATTACCTCTTGCATCTGCAGCTCTTTCGGGCGCATGGGTAATAATGAAACCTATTCTTGATGGTATTACATGGGCGTTTAATGGGATCGCTGATGCAGTTGAATGGGTAATCAACAAATTCAGTTTAGTTGGCGATGTAATGAAAAAATTTGATGTTGGCGAGAAAATTAGCGGAGTAGTATCGAAAATCACTGGGAAAATACCAGGATTTGAAGTAGGTCTAGGGCGTGTTCCTTACGATGAAATGCCAGCTCTCTTGCATAAAGACGAAGCTGTTTTACCTGCTGATGAGGCAGATGCTTTGCGTAATGCAGGAATCCTAAAAGGTGATGGTACTGATCCAACACTGGATTTTGATGGAGCTAGTTATAACAATGCAGCACCTATTACTAATAGGACAACAAGCTCTACTGTGCAAGCACCGGTTCAAATAATTGTACAGGGTTCCGATAAACCTCAAGAAACTGCAAGAAGTATTAAAGAAGAATTAGAAGGTTGGTATAGTGATTTAAGTGCTATATTCCCAGTCGTTATGGAGGGTTAGAGATGGCAAAAATAAACGGAATACAAATACATGTTGAAAAAGAAAGTCTGCAAAATGATGTTGAATTGCCATCTCATCCTGTAGAGAAGGGAATCAACCTCACTGATCATGTTGAAAGGGAACCTGTTGTTCTATCTATAAGTGGTAAATTGATAAGGCCAGATAATACATCATTAGAAACATTGATAGGGCGATTATCAACGATTGAAACAAAAGGTACAGCTATAGTTTATGAAGGCCGTAGAATCTATCATAATTTGATGATTGCGGCCTTTTCATATGACGCAGATTCCAAAATAATGAACGGGTTTAACTTTAGCATGAAGCTAAAAGAAGTGCGATTTGCAGCACCTTCTTATGTATCACTTCCAGCTAAAGCGAAAAGTGCAGTTGCAGGAGTATCTAGTGTTGGTCGTAAGCAAACAGTAAATAAGAAACAATCTCCTATTTATCATGTGACTAAGAAAGGTGACACTTACTATGGTGTCGCAATTAAATACGGCGTTAATTGGCAAGATGTCCAAAAAAACAACAAGTATCCAGCTACTCAAATTCCTATTGGAGTAAAAATTAAAGTGGGGTGATAGGGAATGAACTTTGAATACATCGAAATTGAAAAAGAGCTCATTCCTTATCGGTTTGAAATAGAGTTAGGTGCAGAGCTGTTTGAAATGGAAATAAATTATAACTTGCAGCACGACTTTTTCACTGTAGATTTATACAAAGATGACAAAGTATTGATCTATGGTGAAAGAGTTACGTATGGAGTGCCACTATTCGAAGAGGTTTTCGATTCACGTTTTCCTGGCCCTACAATCAAACCTATTGATGAATCAGGACAAGAGCAACGTGTAACCTTTGAAAATCTTAACGAGACAGTGTTTTTAAGGTTGGTGAATGATTTATGAGTACTATTCAATTTGGACGTGTCACTGAGATAATAATCGGTGAATTGAAGATGTCTAGTCAATCATTGGAAATAGAATTTGAGATTCCATTCGATGATGATCCAGATCCAAACATAAGTGAAATAGTTGTATATAACTTATCAGACACTACACTCAGCAAACTAAAAAAAGGTGTAAAGGTTACCATGAATGCTGGATACAATGATGATAAAGGAGTAATACTCTCGGGTTATGTATCCAAGGTAGCATCTGAAAAGGGCGGTTCGGATCGCGCAACTAAAATATCTGTCATAGATAGTCAGCCAATCGATAATAAGAAAACGCTAAAAAAGTCATTCAAAAAAGGTATCAAAGGTGAGCAAATATTAAAAGAACTCGCAAAAGTACTTAAGTTAAAGATAGCTGTAATCAAATTACCTAAGAACGTTGTTTATAAGAAGGGTTTCTCAGTGAATGGATCCGTAGTAGATGCTATGAAAAAAATAGCAAAGGATTGTGAAGCAAGCTTCTATATCAGTCGTTCTAGTGTTTATATTCGCTCCATAAAAGAAGGAGACAACACTAAATTTATCCTTAAATCAGACACTGGCTTGATTGGATCACCTGAGTATTTCGAAGAAGAAAAAGATGGTAGAGTAGTCAAAGGTTATAAAGTGAAGTCCTTGCTTCAATACCGAATGAATACAGCTTCTATCATCGAACTGCAGTCAGTATTCGTAAAAGGGAAATTTAGAGTACGAAAAGGTAAGCATTACAGGCGTGGAGATGCTTATTATTCAGAGGTTGAGGTGATTGTATGAGTAATTCATCCGAGTTTTATTCTAATTTTAAGAATCAGATCCTTCTATCAATCAATACTTGTATGCCTTGCGAAGTAATTTCCTACAATGAAGATTCTCGGACAGCAAAAGTTCAACCATTATTCATGGTAAAAGAAGTGAATCGTGCACCTGAGAAACTTTCAGTATTAGAAGATGTTCCTGTTCTATTTGAAAGAGTAAAGTTAAAAAATAATACGGCCATTTCTATCTCAATTCCAAATAGCGATCATACTCAAATTACATTTAATGAACCAGTAGAGTTGGTCCCGTCCATTAACAGTGGTGATATTGTATTAGCAGTTTTTGCACAACGTAGTATCGATGATGCAGTAGATGGAAAGCTTGTTTATCCTGGAGCATCCCGTTTATTTGATATACACGATGCAATCATTGTAGGGCTATTGTAAAGAGGTGAGCAAATGAAAACTATAGAGTTAACAGATGATGGAGATTTACTCTTTGAAAATGGTGATTTTAAGCTCATAGATGGCGTTCTAGAGGTAAAGCAAGTGTTAACTATTTCCCTTTCAACTAACCTAAAAGAATGGTTCCTAAACTTAGATTTTGGACTAGACTTTATGAAGCTATTAGAAAAGGCAACAGATGAGGAAATTCGCTCGGAAATAATCCGAGTTATTGGGCAAGAGGAACGAGTGGACATTATTAATGATGTCGAAATCGTCCAAGATCGTAAGCTAAGAAAATTAAGTGTGAAATACAATGTTCAACTAATAGATGGACAAACAATAAACGAGGAGGTGGTTCTAGGTGGCGCTTGACTCCAAAGGCTATAAACGAAAGACTTATGATGATTTGCTGACAGATATGTCCGCGAAGGCAAAGCAATACTTCGGAGAAAACGCAAATGTATCTGAACGATCCATCCTTGGAATTTTACTTCGAATCATGGCATGGTTTCTGTCTCTTGCATGGCAAGACAATGAAAATGTCTATTACTCAGCTTATCGAAAGACTGCCGAGGGTGCTCAACTAGATATGCTTCTACCTTATGCAGGTATTACAAGAAATCTAGATCAATATTCGTTTGGACCATTAGAAATAACCGGCACGCCAAATCATTTGGTGAGTGCTGGTTTTTTAGTGTCTAACAAAACAGATGTGTTCTTTGAAACAACAGAAAATGTGACGCTAGATTCGTTTGGAAAAGGGATAGTGGAAATTAAAGCTGTTGAATTGGGGAGTGTAGGTAACGTTGCAGCTAATACCATTACAGAAATAGTTAATCCTGATGCAGATGTTATTAGCGTAACAAACATTTCAGAAACAAAGGGCGGCCGTGAAAAAGAAACGGACTTAGAAGCACGTGAAAGAGCATCTATTACTGTGGAAGGAATGGGTTCAGCTACTACCAACGCTATTAGGACAAATCTATTGAAAATTCCTTCCATTCGTGCTGCCACTGTCATAGAAAACTATGGAGATGTACCAGATGCATATGGAACTCCTAAGAGATCCATACAAGCATTTGTCTTAGGGGGAACAAATGAAGACATTGCGAGAGCTGTATTTGAAAAGAAAGCAGGAGGTATTCAACCTTACGGGACCACCTATGTAGATGTTATAGACGATAGCGGAAATCCACAACAAGTTGGATTTACACGTGCGGTAGAAATACCGATTTTCATTAAAGTAGCTCTTAATACTAACTCCTCGTTTCCTAGTGACGGAACGGAAAAGACCAAATCTGTTCTGATTCGATACATCGGAGGTACAGACATAGATTCAACTGTCTTTGCAGGTCTTAATATGGGTGAAGATGTTATTGAATCACGTTTAATTGCTCGCACTTATCAAGTGGAAGGTATTGAAGATGTATCGATTCAATTATCTACAGATGGAATTAATTATAGTGAATCAAATATTTCTATAGGTTTGCAGGAGGTTGCACAAGTAGAAGCAAACAACATTGAGGTGACAATCAATGTTTAGTGCAAAATTGATCATGAAACGTTTTGCGGACTATTTTGCTAAGCAACCTAGCTCTAATCTATCGAAGTTAATCAGTATATTTTCAGACGAATTATTAGAGTTACAAAAGACGAATGAAACGATTTTAGAGTGGCGAGATATTGACAAATCAAAAGGTAAGGCTCTTGACTTGATCGGTGAAAACGTCAATCAGTCAAGAGGTAAAGCTACTGATGAGGTCTACAGAATCTTATTAAAGTCCAAAATTGCTAGAAATCTTTCTGATGGCTCTATTAATACAATCATTCAAGTTATTTCAATCGCTTTATCCACAGAACCATCCACAATTAAGATAGTTGAAAAGTGGAATGATATTGACGATCCAGAACCTGCAGCAATTAAGCTGATTGAATTACCTTTGACTAAAATAAATGAAGCTGGACTTGATCCAATTAACTTTATTCGTATTATTCAAAGAACGGTAGCTGCTGGAGTCAAGGTTGGTGTTATTGAATTGGCTGGAACATTTGAATTCGGAACAACAGCAATGGAAATAGACAATTTAAAAGGCTTTGGAAATATAGATGGAACCATAGGTGGATACTTTGGAGCTGTCTTTATACCATCTTCAGACCAAGAATTACCGATATAGGAGGGATAATTAATGCCATTTTTAAAACCACTTCCACATTGGGAAGCACCAGGTATAGAACCACCTTTATCACTCAGACAAGGTGGTTGGAAAGCAGGAGTTAAACCTCCTGATGAGTATTTCAATTACTTACAAAATACATCATATGAAGCATTAAAAGAATTACAAGAAAATGCAGTTCATAAGGACGATGTAGGTAGTGGAGTAACAAATTTAGGTTTTAGAGGATTACTAGCCGATCCAGTGTCTGGAATAGGTGGACCAGATCATATAGACAAATATCCAGAGGGTTTGAGCGTTATGTATACCGACCGAACAGACTGGGCAGTGTTCTTGAATATGACGGATTTCATTTCAGCTACTGAATTTTTATTTGTTGAGACAAACAAAACTATCCAAGATGGTAAAGTAAATGCAACTCAGCAGATTACTAGATACAAAAAAGAAAGTCCAGCGATACCTGTTAAATTAATATCACAATATACAAGGGTGTGGTATTCAGATGCTTCTTACACTGGTTGGAGTAATGCTGAAAAGGTAGTTTTTACGACAGAGTTTGAGACGCACTTGGCCGATAATGAGAAGCATGTAACCGCAGCTGAACGAACTAATTGGAATGGAAAAGCACCTGCAAGTCACTCACATACAATTGCTCAAGTGACTGGACTGCAAACAGCTCTTGACTCTAAAATAGCTTCAAGTTTAATTAATAAACCTAACGGGGTTGCAGGATTAGATGGAAACGGGAGGGTAATAAATGCAGACGGGTCTAATGCGGGAGTTAAAACTCTTTATGATAGATTGGTATTCGTCGGAATAAAAGTGCCCGCAAATGGTAGTTATACAAAAAAGATTCCTATCCCTGGGGACTTAGTTCATTTTAAGTTTGACTATAATCGGACGGGTGCGGAACATTATCTTGTAGACGCTACTTTGGAATCGGCAAAAAATAATGTATTATCTACTACGAACTTTTTAAATACCACAACCTCTAAAAATTGGATTCCAAACGCCGTAGACAACACAAACTTTACTTTTTATAGCGTAAATGGCCCAGGTGCGAGCAAACTTAGTTTATCCACCGTTAGATATAATTCCGCTACAAAAGAAATCGAAATAATAATTAAAAATACGGATGCTACTTTAGAAGCTACACTCAATAGCGGAGAGTATCGTTTGGAGGTTATGTACAATTGAATACATTTATTTATCATAAAGACACTCTTAATATTGTGGGGATGCTTAATGCCCATACATCATATGAAAAAGAATTGGAGTTAAATGTATTCCCTAATTTCGGAGGGAATACAAATGACTATGACATTATTGAAACTGAATTTGATTATATTACACTTGAAAAAGTTGATGAAATCGTGAAGGCGAAGGAGTATGTAATACCAGTAGAACCACAAGAGCCAACTGAAACAGAGCTATTAAATGATTACATTATAGATGTTGACTACCGAGTAACAATGATTGAATTAGGACTATAAATTATAACAATTGGAGGAATTTAAAATGAACTTAACTTACCGTGCATGCAAATCACAAATTGAACGTCAATCGTATACTTCTAAAGAGGATATGCAACAAAAACTAGATATTTTTCTAGTCGGTGACCGTATTACTCATCCCCAATACGAAGAGTTAACAGCCCAATTAAACGTAGCATAAGCAAGCTGTTTTTTATGTCATTTTTCTAATGAGGAACATAATAGTGAGAGAGAGGCAAATATTCACTGTGATCATTTGCCTCAAGATATTAAGGTCTTGTACAAGAATTCACAAATTTTTCACCAAATTCAGTTCTTGAAAAAGTATATTTTTGATACTTAACTTTTCTTGGCATACTCAGTATTTGCGGAGTTAATAATTGAATTTCTGGTTGATTAATCAATTCATCGTAATAAGAGTTTTCAGCTATAGTAGTTTGAGTATCAATGGAAATGAGTCCTAACCGATTAAGATTTTCAATGTATGATGACACCATTTCTGGATAAGAACAACCTACAATGCGAGACAAGTTAGTAAAATTTTTCTTAATTTCTAAGAAACCATTGCTTTCATTGACAGCTTGAACTCCTATTAAAGGATTTAGGCCATTATCTTTAATTGAACAAATTATTTTTGCCTCGTCTGGAGTAAGTTGCTTTATTATTTCAACAAAAGATGGGTGAGCTTTTATTGCAACATCTTTATCCATTGCTGTAGCAATTAGATTAGAAAACAATTCACGGAGTTCTTCCTTATGAGCAGTATATCTCAGTGCTTCAATAGTCGGAACAGCAACCGATGGGTCGGGTGTTATAATTCTTTCCTCAGGAACGTCTTTGAGTTTACCTGCCATACTGTTTTCTAAGTATGAGGATATTTTTTCATAACCCCAAACTAATCCAGCCAAGGGAGCAAGGGCTATGTTTACCGTTTTTGAGATCGTTAGTAATCCTTTGCCTAATTCTTTTGAAGCAGGTTGCAACATATCTTCATAAACAGGTACTGCGTCCATAATTCCTTGAACAGTTTCTAGTGTATCTTTTACATTACTCATGAATTCACCTCCTTTAATTATGATTCTACTAATCTTTGGGAATGATTTCTAGAGTATATAAAATAAATTGGAGGGATTCAAGATGGGACTAATAAAATTATTTTGGCATTATGTTTGGTTTAATTTTCATCTAAGAAAAGCTAAAAAATTTAAAGGAGGTTCAACATCTTCTAATTATCATTATGATGTGGCAGAATATCATCATACTTTAAGTTCAAAATAGAATAAGTCATAAGATATATTGGGAACATAATGCGTCGTAATAAAACATTTAAAAAAAGAGCTTACAGAGGTTAATCTGTTGGCTCTTTTTCTAATATTAATATATCGCTTATTTGACATTCTAAGACTTCACAAATTCTAGCTAGTCGATCCAAAGGGAACCTAACGGATTTATTTTTGCACATTAAATTAATAGCTGGCTGTGGAATATCAGTCAGTTTAGCAAGCTGGTGTTGTGATATTTTTTTCTTGTCTAATACATCTTGCAATGCGATGCGTACAATCATTCTAACAACTCCTTTTAGGTGATATGTTTAATATATCTCTTTTTACTTGATATGTAAAACGTATTAGTATATGATATGTTTAACATATCAAAAGGAGGAGTTTTAGATGTCAAACGATACTATTCGTCTTGCTAATGATTTGCACACCGTAATCAGCACTCTATGTCCGGAAGTAGATATGATGAAGTTAGAAATGAGAGTAGAAGAAGTGTTAAGTAATTACGAGAATCATAGAAAAACTTTTTTAGAATTAGAAAAAGATATTCCTGAAAAAGTTGAGTTATATCTCTCTTCTATGAGAATAGAAGGTTTAAGTAGCAAAACGTTATCAGGTTATAGAACAGAGTTAAGACTGTTTTCAGTGAAATACCAAAAGGCGGTTGTACAAATAACAACAAATGACATTCGTGAATATTTAGCTTCTTTTCCAAAAGCAAAAATGAGCACCATAAGTACAAAATTGTCAGTTCTGAAAAGTTTCTTTGGTTGGTTGGTGAATGAAGAAGTAATTCTTCGTAATCCAACAGCTAAAATAAGGCCTCCAAAGAAGGAAAAAAGATTACCTAAAGGATTGTCCATTGAAGAACTCGAAAAAGTACGAGAATCATGCGAAACATTGAGACAACGTGCGCTAATAGAAGTCTTTTATAGCACTGGATGCAGACTGGCAGAATTAGCTGCAATGAATAAATCGGATATTAATATTCAATCGATGTCAATGAAAGTAATCGGAAAGGGTGATAAGGAAAGAATTGTTTATTTATCTTTTAAAGCTCTTTACCATTTAAAGAAGTACTTAAATAGTAGAAGCGATGATGTTGATGCTTTATTTGTCACTACCAGAAAACCGTATCGTCGTATGGGGCATAGAGCTATTCAGCGAGAAATAGACAAAATTGAGACTGCATCGAATATCTCAAAAAAATTGCATCCGCACATTATGAGACATACCTTTGCTACGCTCTCTACTGATGCAGGAATAGAATTAGCGGATCTACAACATCTTATGGGACATAGTAATCCAGGAACTACGCTAATTTATGCAAATGTTTCTGAAGAACGTAAACAACAAGCATTTAAAAAATATCATGTACAGTAAGAGCGTCCAAACTTGGGCGTTCTTTTTATTTTGTAAATAGGGGTGAGAGGATGACAGCAAGTAGTAACTCATTGTTCGAGACTGTAATGGATCATGGAGAACGCATCACAAATTTAGAAGAAGCAGACAAAAAACATGACGATCGTTTGAAATTATTAGAGGACAGATCAATAAAATTAGAGAACACGGTCATGGTAGAAAATCGGGAAACTCGGCAAACAATTGTAGAGCAAAATAGTAAACTCTTTACCCTAGTGGAAGGGGCTATGACAATTCAAACTACAAGAAACACACAAACCCATGAATTACGTATGGCTAAATGGAATCATATTTCTAATATCCTGCTGAAACTAGGCGGAGGCATAACAGGATTATTAGCTTCTGGAACTGGTGTTTATATGTTGATAGAACATTTTTTGAAAAAATAA